TGCAATAGGCACTAGGAATGTTGTCGGTGGGAAAGCAGATCGTGCTATTATTATGAGAAGATTAGTTGATTTCCTGATGGAATTAACAATTGCTATTGCTTTCGCTGAGTACGAGAATTCGATTAAGAAAGGAGCTGAATTTCTAGTTGGTAAGGATACAGGTGTACCACATGTTGACCATGCTTGGTTACTATATGCGACAGGTAAGCCAGGGTTTATTATTAGATCGAATGATTATAGTCAGTTTGATGCTACTCTACATTTTGAGAACTTTAGGCAACCAGTAATGGAGGGAGTTTTAAGTGCAATTCAAGATGCTGGAGCTACCGCACCATGGGGGCCATTTAAAGGTGGTCTTCCTGAAATGATTCAAGTAATGTGGGGTGATGGAAAGATTAAGAACGCTGTTTTCAGAACAATGATGACAGATGGGACGATAATTTATTTAACTATTGATCAGTTGCAATCAGGTGAATTATTAACTAATAGTGTCGGAAGTATTGCAAATCTTGGGATCGAAAGAGATTATTTAAATACTGTAGTCCAAAACCAAAAATTGAATAAGTTAATATTATTGAGGAAGGGGGGTGTGATGGGTGATGATTCAATACAAGTATGGCAACACTTAGCTTATGAAAATGGTACGGTTAAAACAAGAGATGTTGATTTAAATTATATACTCGAAACACTTCGTAGTATAGGCGAAGAGGTAACGAAGAGAAATGGAACAATAAGTAATCCGGTTAAATCCATTACAAGGATGAGAAAGGCGGAAGTATTAAAGAAACACGCTATCTGTGGGTTCTTCATGCCAGTATTATATATTCAGGAAATAGCTGGAGAAAGAGGTGGCACAAACGAATTTCCGATCAGTTGGATGAGCGCATATTGTACAACACTTGGTACTGCGGTAACAAGGGGGATTGACCATGATTTTATTACTAGGTTTGCATATTATATCTGGAATTTCAGAAGAGGTATAAAGATAAGAGAAACACATGGTTATAAAGCGGGATTTTATTATTTACCTTTTGGATCATTATGGGTGCCAGCATCTTTAAAAGGTTGCGGGCGTTTTCCCGGAACAGTAATGGGTGCATCAATGGATGGTGCAATTGCGATTGAATGTAAAATAAATCAAAAGATGATAAGTTATTTAGAAGATTGCGCCTATATATTAGATATAGAACGGAACAAAATAAAGTCTAGAATCGCTGAGGCGATAATTAATGGAAAGACGGATCCACCAGGTGCATTAAACGCGGGAATAGAATTCTTAACAAAGAATTTAATTCCATCTAGGGTTGTTAAAGCACAAGAGGCATATTCAAGGATGAAAAGTTATGGAGCAGAAAAGCGATTGGGGAAATTATATTATCCCGATTACCCAAAAACTAAAGTTAAAGACGCACTATCACAATCTAGTAACTTGCAGGATATAAGTAGAAGAGAAAGATCAATGGAAGGTGACAGATATCTGACTAAATTAATGGTGATGAAAAGATATAAAAGGGATTTAATCGTCACAAAATTCAATTGGATTATGAAGTTTGATTATTATGACGGCGAGGTATTACGCGATGTCACAAATATAACACCATATACCGGGTATCGAGGTAAATTAAGAGATGCAATAAATAAATTTGGAATAGCATTCGAACGAGATGTATTTGAACTTAGACCAAGTAAGTTCTTAAATGTATTAAAGAAGGATAAGAATGCACCGAGAGGTAGACCAGATGAGGAGATTATGGCCGTTTTAATGGATCCAAGAATTGTGAGTAATCCAGATAGGATAAGAGACGCTATTATTGCGATGGGATATAGTGAAGAGGGCGCTGTTAAAGTTGCCGGTGGATTGAATAGTGCGATAAGGAGTTTTAGTTTTAGACAAAATGCGAAAGTATTTACATTAAATGATAATTATATGTCAACGGTTAACTTATCATATGCGAATCATGAAAGGATAGCTCCTGATGCTAAATTATTGCCAGACCCGATGTTGCAACAGGCAGTGAGTGAATTGGCAGTATTATATGTATTTCTAAGAGGTGTATCACGAGGAGATTGGAGAAGATTAGGGATTAGGCCAAATAATGAGGCAGTTAAGGTAGCGTTACGTGAACTGATGGGTGACTATTATAATATGGAAATTGTTGATTACTTGACTCTGTATCCAAAATTCGACCATCATGACTGAAGTGTTAGGGCAAGGCAGAGTGTGAAGGGAGC